TATAAATCACGAAGAATCGTTAAGGATTGGGAATTAGAAAAACTAAACATACAGAGGAAGTTTAAAAAATGAAAAGAGAACAATGGTCAGGTTATTCAAAATATCTTGTTTGTGCAGACGCATCCAAGTTTTTAATTGGTTCGTATACAGGATATACAAACTTAATGGAGTTGATAAAGGAACTAAGTCAAATGGTTGGAAAACAACACAATACTTATACTTATAATGGTGAGACATATGTAAGTAATTTGACAAGTACAGAAATCAATACTATTATTTCATGTCTTGAAACAGGTACCTTTAATAGTGGATTGGATAAAATCCGACACCTAAGTGGTGTACAACGAGGTACTATATAATCAAGTAGAGAAGTTAATTCTCTTAGTTACAGAAAATAACAGGAGAATTACAATGGCGAAGAAACTTGAGGTTCGTGAATATCAATGTGAGTTGATAAAAGTTTTAGATGGAGATACAATCGATTGTTATATTGATTTGGGTTTCAATTTAAAAACAAAAAAAAGAATTAGGTACATGGGTATTGATACTTGGGAAAGTAGAACTCGTGACCTTGATGAAAAGAAAAAAGGTTTGGCAGCAAAAGCTCGTAATAAAGAATTATTAGAGGGTGGAGTTTTCAAACTTGTATCACATGGAACTGGTAAATTTGGTAGAGTACTTGGAGAAATCTTTGTATCACCAGAGGTTGTTGGAGACCACATTAATGAATGTATCTCTAATCCAGAAAGTGAGATTGATTTATCCATAGATGGTTGGGTAAGTATAAATGACATCTTAATTGAAGAGGGACATGCATACGACTATCATGGTGGAACTAAAAAGGATTTTAAAGTTGAAATCAAAGAAGAAAAACAAAAAGAAGAAAACGACACAAAGTCTATTTAAAAAAAGAACTGGTGTAACATATCAGAACTGGTTACAGGCTTGGTCCGTTACACTTCAACAAGAAAAAGAAGTCTTTGAAGTTGTAGTACCATACGCTACAGAGACTTCTACACAGAGTTATAAACATATAAAATGGAGTAAGTAAAATGAGTGTAGAATTAAAAATGTTCACTGCTAAATGGTGTGGGCCTTGTCAACAAATGAAACCACTAATGATGAGATTAGAAGAAGTTGGTTATCCAATTGAGATTGTAGATATCGAGGAAAAACAAACATTGGCAGAGTCAAATAATATATCGGCAGTTCCTACCACTATCATATTTAATGATAATGTAGAGGTAGAAAAAATGATGGGATTTAAATCAGTTGCAGAAGTATTAGCTAGATTACATATGTACATGGAACCTTTGGAGTTACCAAAAGAGTTCACCGATGCAAGTTAAGGTATTGTTTGATTACCCAACTATAGATGGAATGATATACAAAGACGAAGTTGTGATATGTGAAGCAAAAGAATTTACTAATAAAATACATGACGATAAAGTTAAAGGTAGATTGAATACAGGTAAGATAGTTTGGGTTCCAAAAAAATTATTAAAAAAAATATAGTTTTTCGGTAATAAGTTTATATTTATTATTGAAGTAAAAAATTCAACGCTCAATTGAGGTTGATGTAAATAGAATATCATTGTCGAAAGAATTGATATTCGGTTAGACTAACAAGTTAACAAAGGAGATAATAATGACTAAAGTAGTTTTTAATCGCAATGTTCCTATGATTGGTAGGGACGAGTTTCTAACACCATTCGATAGAATGTTTGATCAAATCGTGGAAAGTTCTTTTCCACAAATCACAAAATCAGTAGGAGTAAAACCATATGGTAGTACTGCATATCCAAAAGTAAATGTATATGAGTATGCCGATAAGGTTGGTATTATTGCTGAGATTCCTGGTTTAGATAAGAAAGATTTACACATAGAAGTGGAAGATGGAGTATTATCAATTGCAGGTGACAAACATGGTTTGTTTGATGAAGATAGTGGAGCAAAAGTAATTCGTAAAGAATTAAAACACTCTTCGTTCAAACGACAATTTGAATTGGGTGAATTACTTAATGGAGATAAAATCAAGGCATCATTTAAGAGTGGTTTGTTATCCATTGAGATTCCTAAAGTAGAACCAGAAAAACCAAAGAAACACGCTGTCAAGATTTCCTAACATAGTAAATGTAGGAAACGATAGATTTGCCATTCTTGGAGTGGTATCGGTTAGTTCTGGTTATTCTCCCGAACAATTAAAAGGTATGTGGACAAACGCCGATACCATTCTAAGGAATGGTGAAGAGTATTATATTTGCTCAAAATTAATAGAAGCAGAATTTGAAGATTTATAAAACAATAAACATAATTGATATGGTGATTTATTTGTTTGCCCAAATTTGGGATTTGTTTTTTTCCGAAATAAGGAGCCGTTTGGTTGACGGAGTAAAGTAGTCGTAATCAGATAATCATTCAATAGTCGATCACGACAAGAGTTGTGTCTTGTACGAATCGTTGATTACCTGATTATATCTTATAGTATTGTAGGTGCTATATAAGATACAGATACCAGTAAAAAAGATATTCTTGATAACTTAGTGTATTTGAGAAGAGATTTTGTGATATAGCATAAAGTCGGAAGAAGTTGAAATAATCGACTGATTAGTGTGCTAAAACAATACTTATTAATATGGAAGAATTAAAAAAGTTACGACAAAGAAAAATTAGATTACGGTTACGATATCTTCAAACTGAATTACAAGAGACAAAATTAATATATAAAAATTGTTTAGAACAATTCAATAAAGATTTTAGTGAAGAGTATTTTCAGAATAATCCAGTAGATGATTTAGAAAATCAAATGTCATCTAATGATCCATATGAAAAAATAAATTCTGATGTAGATGATGATACTATAAAAGAAGTATATCGTAAAGTTGCTGGTAAAACACATCCTGATAAAAAAGATGGTGATGATAAAATGTTTAAGGTGGCAAATGAAGCAAATAGAAATAGAGATTTTGGTGCATTATTAGAAATGGCAGACGAACTTGAGTTAGACATTAAGATAGATGATAAGATGTTAAATGAGATGAGTAAGCAATGTAATGGATTAATACAGAGTGTAAAGAATATGAAAACTACTATGGCATGGACATGGATTCATATAGAGGACGATAATAAACAGGCGTTCAAACAATATATATTATCCCAATTAAATACATAATGGGGATATTTATTAACAACAGAAAAGGTTCATAATGAGAAGAAAAAACGAAGTACTTGATAAGATTAGTTCATTGGAAGATGAGTTAGGTAGACTATTTGAAAGAATACCAGAAGATGTAGATGAAAGGTTCGAACTATGGTTGCGAATCATTCGTGGTATTCAAAGACAAATGGAGAGTTTACAAAATCTTGTTGAGTTAGAAGACGAAGACTAACAGGAGAACAAAATGGAACGCTCTAAGAATTTCCACATATGGTTGGGAATTGCCGCGTTACTTATTGCAGGAAGTGCTGGATTCTTTTCAGTATTTGGATTAAGTAAATTATTTGCAGGAGCAGCATTTAGTGTAATCATAATGGCGGGTTCATTAGAATTCGGTAAGTTGGTTACTGCTGCTTTTTTATATCGATATTGGGATAGGGTAAACCTATTTCAAAAAACATATCTAATGACAGCCGTTGTAACATTAGTATTAATTACGAGTGCAGGTATCTTTGGATATCTAAGTAATGCCTATCAAGGAGCAACCATTGAGTTCGAGAAAGAATCTACTGCCTTATTATATAAGGAAGATAGATTAGACCAGTTGAAAGATGATAAAGTATTTTTAACTAAAGAGTTAGATATAGCAATATCAGAATTACCTGATAACTATCTTACAGCGAAGAGAAAACTTCGTGAGGAATATCAACCACAAATATCAGATATCAATAAACAAATGTTAGATTTAAAAGGGAAGATAGGTGAATTAAAAATCACCTTGGTGGAGACTGGAGTAGATGTCGGGCCAGCTATTTATTTGGCCCGAACATTCGATACCGATGTTGATTCGGTAGTGAAGTTTTTTATCTTTATTCTTATCTTTGTGTTTGACCCATTAGCAGTTATGTTAGTGGTAGCTTTTAACCAAGCACTTATACTTAGAGAGGAAGAAGATGGAGAATTTGCGAAGCGCAAAGCCACGGGAAAATTAAGCGCAAAGAAATCTTGGTGGAAGTTTTGGGAGATGTATGGTGAAGAAGAAAAAGAAAAAACCCAAACAGAACATTGGAAAGATATATACAATGAACCAATCGAAGAAGTAGAAGAAGTAAAAACTTCTACTAAAAAATCGGAACCAACACAAAAAGGTGGAGTTTCACCACAATAAATCTATTGTATATATTCTATTTATTAGTAAGAAACCTTAAAAGGAGATGTTACTATGGCTAGAAAAACAAAAGTAGAAACCGTTACAAAGGTTGTATCAAATCAAGAGTGTCAAAACAAACGACAAGCTCTTTCTCAAATGAAACGAATCAAATGGAATATCGAATTTAAAAACCGAAATCAAAAATATTTTTGGGATAGTATAGATTCCAACACAATTAATTTTTGTATAGGGCCGGCAGGTTGTGGTAAGACTTATGTTGCTACATATTATGCATTACAACATTTGGTTGATAAACAATCCAACTATGATGGAATCATTATAACGAAACCTTTAGTTGAAGTTGATGGTGAAAAGATAGGATATTTACCAGGTAGTATAGATGAAAAAACAGAACCATTTATGCAATCAGTATATTATAATATGGAACAGATTATTGGTAAACAAAGATTAGATGTATTAAGAGCAGCAGGAATTGTTAAAGTAGTACCTTTAGCTTATATGAGAGGATTAACACTACAGAATAAAATAGTACTAATGGATGAGGCACAAAACTCTACACTACCACAAATCAAAACTTTTTTAACAAGAATAGGACAAGGTTCTAAATATATTGTTAGTGGTGATTTGGGACAAAGTGATTTAAAGACAAAGTTCAATGGATTGGAAGATAGTATTAAAAGATTCGTAGGTGTATTTGGTGTTGGGTTTAGTAAGTTCGAAATGGGTGATATAGTAAGACATCCAATTGTATCTGAACTATTGAATAGATATCAAGATGAATTTGAACTACCTAATGTATCTGCAGAAGTAACATTATCAAAGTGGTTGGAACATCCTACATATGATGTACCAAAGTATCATAAGAAATATGAATTAAATTAAAATAAAGCTTGACTCGTATAACATTTTTTTCGTATATTTAGATATATCAAATAAAGAATATAAAAGTTTTTTAAAAGTTTTTTAAAATAAAACAAAAAAAAGCTTGACATGAGAGGTTTTATGTCGTATATTAAGGATATCTAAATTAAAGGAATATTATGAATTTGAAATTAATGTTATATCGAGTGGCAGAATTCTTAACTGCGTTATGGATTTTTGTGGTTTTTTATCTTTTGATGATTATAGGTAATATTTAATACTATGAATAATCAAGAATTAATAGATTTCATAGTAGATAAATTTGATGGTACAATTATTGATGATAATAATTGGGAACATTATTCCATCAAAGGTAAGGAGTATGATATTATGTTTGACCCATCACGAATCGAATGGAGTTGTGATTGTAAAGCATTTATATATCGTAGGAAATTTAAAAAGAAATATTGTAAACATATTATTGAGATACAGAATAAGAAATTACAACAACGAATGGTACAGGCAGAAGGCCGTGCAGGTGCCAGAGTTGGTTAATGGGGTGGATTGCAAATCCATTATTCGCAGGTTCGAATCCTGTCCTGCACTCAAAGGAAAATAAAGTGAAAATTAGAGAAATAGTAAAACGATTAGAAGAGATAGAACAAGTTAGTGATGAAAAATCTATAGAGTTGGTTACATCATTAATTGATGATATAATTGAATTCGATTTACATATGGAAAAATTATTCGATAAGATTACAAAAGATTCAGTAGAACAAGATATGATGGAGTTCCTAATGGAACATGGAATTAAATCTGGTTCTATCGGAGAAGCATAAAGTAGAAAGGAGTTATATGAGTAAGTTCGAAGACAATGGTGGTTATTATATTGATGGTGTTCCCTATATGGATTGTAAAATTACAGGTGAACCAGTCAAGAATGTAAGTACAGATGTGAAAGAAGTGATTGGTGATAAAGCACTACAATCAAGTATGTACAAAATGTTCCCAGAAACATTGGAATCTAAACCGAGTTACAAACCAACAGGTCGTCCAGCAGGATGGCATTGGATGGCGGAGTTTGTAGATAAAGATGGAACCGTATTTCATAAAGGTAAAGAACAACCAAAGTTAAAAGGTACATTGAAACCCACTAAGGTAAAACCAGTTAAGAAGAAAAGAGTTAAACGAAGAACTCGTGATCAAATATTAGTTGCAAAACATAAAGAAAAAATGGCAGCTCAAAGAAAACAAAAACGAGAGTTAGCAAAAGAGTTGAAAAAACAACAAGACTTTTTAACTCATAACACGGAGGACAAATGAGTCAACAAATGACAAAAAAAGAATGGTTAAACGAATCGGTATTTAGAGATATGTATGGTAGACCATATAATTTATCTGATGTACCTATGACGATGATGAGTCGTTCTGAGTCATTTCAGAAACAAGGGGTATCAAGAAAAGATATAACTGAATTTTGGGAAGAAAATAAACAAAACTACACAAAGGAGTCGTAGATGACTAACAAGAAAAATGTACCATTTCATATTAAACATGATATGAAAAAATTTAAATTGAAAGATGGTACTTCGTTTTGGGCAAAGGATAAATCCGATGCAAAACTTTACAAACAAAAGGTGGGTGAATAATGGATACAATATTACATTTTTTCAAACACTTGATTGGGTTGTGTGGAGAGGCACATCCAAGTTTGATAATGGGTGGTGGAGCTTTGATGGCCACTTTGGGAGTTTACTATAAACAAATAATATTTTATATAAAAGGGTTATTATAATGAAAGAAAGAATCAAGATTGGTGAAGTTCTTAAAGGTGATACACGATTAGAGGGTGAATCATATGAAGAATATAAACAACGCCGTAAGTTAGAAAAAAGTTTATTAAAAGATTACATGAGAGGTGTATTTGTTCCAAATAAAAAATAAAATAAAATCGTTTTTCAGAAATCTTGGTACTATGTATTTATTGTATCAGTATAAACGACATTTAAAAATGAGAATTGAAAAAAACAATTTCGGAAGAAGAGAGGAGTGGTAAATGCAAACATTCTTACCTTATAAAAATTTCGAAAAATCCGCACAAGTATTAGATTGGCGTAGACTTGGTAAACAACGAGTCGAGGGAATGCAAATCATAAATGCTATCGAACAAAAACCAAGAAAAGATGGTAAACCATATAAGGGTTGGGTTAATCATCCTTGTAGTGTTATGTGGAAACCTTATGTTCCAGCACTAAAACATTATACTAATATCATCATTACCGAATGGATTAATCGTGGATACAATAACAATATGGAATTCTACGAAACAGATAAAATAGTAATGCCACATTGGTTAGGTGACGAAAGAGTACATTCATCACACAGAGCTAATCTATTAAGAAAAGATTCAGAGTGGTATGGACAATATGGTTGGGATGAGGCTTCAAGGGATGTAGAAACTGCACCCTATGTATGGCATGATATAGATGGTAAGTTTTATGAACAATTGGTTGGTACAGGAGTAAGAAATTATTTATGAGAAATGTTATAAATTGTAACAAACATAATAATTCAGTTATAAACAAAAAATTAAAAGAGGTTTCAATTGAAGATGGACTTAAAATCGCCACAGAACTATTTCAGATACTTAACAAAAGAGGGGACGGCATTGGGTTGGCAGCGAATCAAGTGGGAATTGATGCACAAGTGGCCGTGGTCAATGTTCGTAAACCTTTGGTTCTCATTAACCCAAAAATTATCTCAAAAGAAAATGAAATAGATTATTATGAGGGTTGTTTAAGTTATCCAAAAAAAGGTATTCACACTAAACGATATGAAACAATACACATTCAAACTGCACAAGAAGAAAGTGGTTGGGTATTTAGTGGAGCACCTAACACGAGTGAGGGTAAAGGTAGTTGGGAAGAAGATAACACCGAAGACAATGAATTAAGGTTGTTAGAAACTATATGTGTTCAACATGAGATTGATCACTTAAATGGTTTAACAATACATGATAGAAAAAATACACCAAAACCAATTAAATCAGAAAAGACATTTGGAAGAAATGAAAAGGTTGAAATTACAGATGGTAAAATACTATCAACAATGAAATACAAGAAAGCAAAACCACTATTGGATAGTGGATTATGGGAACTCTATGTCGGAGGCCCCTTAACATAATCATATGGAGAAAATAATATGAGACTTAAATTGTGGAATAGATTTCTAAAGATGATGGATACGAAAGTTCCTATTTGGATAATCTTAGTAATAATGAATTTTTATTGGTTAACTACTTCAGTATATGATGTGGTAATTCAAAAAGGTTTTCAGATGGCAATAAACCAAATGGAAAATGGAGAATTAACCGTATTAGAGGGAAGAGTTACACCAAGTGGAAGATTAAAAAGAATAGAGGAATTTTTAGGAATGCCTCGTAATGTAGAAACAGATAAACCAATCGTAAGGAAGAGTAAATAATGGCAATGAAAAGAGGAAGACCGAGTAACAAGAGACCAGTAGTAGAACCTATAAGAAGAAAGTGTCAAGCCCCAGGTTGTGGTAAGATTAGATTAGTTGTGTATAAAGAATGGAAGATACCACCAAGAACACAATATGGTGGCCCACAAACACCAAGAGAAGGTCAAACAAGGTTGGATATCCCAGGTGCGGAAGTTAACTATTATTGTTGTTTTCCAAACTTAGATGATGGAACATTTGCATGTGAGAATAATGCCTAAGAAATCAATATATGATTCAGGAACTACCAAAGGTTCGGCACCAAGAACATCAAACAAGAAAAGGTATGATGATAATTGGGATAGAATCTTTGGTAAGAAAGATGAAGCACCTAATCCATATGGTGATGATGATTTTGCAACACCAAAAGAATCAAGTGGGAGTGTTAAACATTTTGCTGATGGATTTCATGAGGGAAGATGGGAAGATGACTAAAATTAAATATAATAAAAATAGATATAATTTTTATAGTTTAATTTCAAGTTGGTATTTTGAATTTGGTGATTTAAACAAATTACATAAAAGTGAACATGGATTGAATGTCAATCAAATAACAAGAGAAACAGATCAATCAACTATCTTTCATAAAACCTTTTATACTGAAATGAAAAAGAATAAACACTTTACAAAAATCTATAAAAGATTTATAAAAGAAATTATTAAACCACGATATAATGAAGAAATACTTTATCAAAAATGGCCAACTATAAGATTTCATTTTCCAAATAATATTGCAGTGGGTGAGTTTCATAAAGATAGGGATTATAGAGATAGTGATTGGGCAATGAAAGTTGAAGAAGTAAATTATTATCTTCCATTAACTGATGCATATGATACCAATACTATATGGACAGAAACAGAAGAAGATAAAGGTGACTATCAACCAATTAATACTGAGTATGGTGAAGTTGTAGAGTGGAATGCAACTAAGTTAACTCATGGTAACAAAAAGAATTTAACAGATAAAACAAGAGTAAGTTTTGACTTTAGAGTTATACCGAAGTCAAGGTTTGTTAAAACAGAAAAAACAACAATCAATACTAATACCCCGTTTGATATCGGTGGGTATTACGAAATAATTTAAACACAAACTAAAGGAGTTATATATGTATTTCGAAGTTCAAGTTATATTTACAGAGGAGATTCCAACAAAGAATGGTGTACGAGAAAAGAAAACTCGTAGAGCGTTTTTAGTTGAATGTGATTCAGTATCAGTAGCAGAAGCAAAAGTTAATGAGGATTTAAAAGATTCACCTTATCCTTTTGAAGTTAAAGTAGCAAAAGAATCTAAAATAGTTGGAGTAATAAACTAATGAAACATGATACTTATAGTACAATCACTACTATCCTTGACATCTTAGAAGTAGGTGCCAAGTTAGTTGCTGGTGGTATATTATTGTATATGATGTTCCAATTTTCTGAGGGAATGGGTGCATGGGTTGAATTAGATAGGATGGTGAACAAATGGTAGTACAGAGTTTATTAAGTGGATTAGTTTTTTTCACATCATTTGCCATGAGAACACCAAACGATGATAGTATCGTCAAGGATGATTATGAAGTAACATTCGGATTTCGAAACGAACAGATGTATTTCAAACGAGATTGGGAACGAGAGTTAGGACAGAGATATGTGGATGATGAAATATGGTTTGAATGGAAACCAAAAAACTTTTATCT